GCCATCATCACCTGTATAATAAACACTTCTTACAGGACTGCCTTCACCATCGGTGAGAAACACAGTATTGACGATTTGTAACTTGTAATTTTTCTGAAACTCAGGTATAATCTTCATAGCAGCAATTACCGCTTCATAGAGTGGTGTGCCACCTAACTGCATCCAATGTGGACGGCAAGCACGGGGTTCAGCACAACGAACTAGAGCAGAGCAAGCATAAGTGAATTCAGATGCGGACATTTTGCTTGATAATAAATTCATTAATTTGAAACCATGCAAATCTAAATCACCAACTTTAAAATCAACACTATATTTGTCGGTATGTTCAGAAGTGAAAGCATATACTTCATAAGGAATATTTACTTTCTTACAGAACATCACCAGATTGATTAATTGTTTGACGGTATTTTCCATATGGTCAGACATAGAACCAGACCAATCGAGGAACATAACGAGGCCATGTGATTTACCATCAGGCAAAACTGTCATCTTCTTAAAGATATCTTCGGTAAATTGATATGCATAAACTTTGTTTAGATTCAATTCACCAGTTTTAGCAATCGATGCACGTTTCTGTTGGTCAGCATTCTTGCGCAATTCAAATTCTTTGGCCAAATAACCAACAACTTTTTTGGCATCATTACGAATTTTCATAAAAGCAGTTGTATCGATACCATAAATGTTGTATTTACCCAAATCATTTTTGTATTCAGTCCACAACTGTTTGTATGGAACAATAGCCTTTTTCAAATCGATATCATTGATATTGCCATAGTAATAATGTTTGTTGTTTGTTTCAAACAGCTTACTTTCATTTTGACGATATGATTTATCGGTCAAGGAATCAAATTGTTCGTTTGAGGAATCTCCACCTTCATGGCCAATTTTTTGTTCTGCAGATTTTTCATCAGTTTCGTCCATTGATTTATCGGCTTCAGAGTTTGGTTGGCCAAACTTTTCCATAGTATCATCATCATACTCATCCGAATCTTCATAACCATTAGATTCGAAATCACCTTCTGGATCTTCTTCGAATTCTTCTGGTGCATTTGCTTTACGCTCTTCGGCTTCTTCTTTCATATAAGCCATAACATCATATGCGAGCTTAATAACATCATCATAACTCTCGGTATTCTCAATACGGTGTACCAATGTTTTTTCTATATCATTAAAACGAATACCTTGTGCAGCACCGCCTTTTGTATAAAGATTAACACGGTCAATGAAATTCATATCATTGAGCTCGGTACCATTTGTACCAAAGAAATCTTTTTCAATCAATTCACGGTAACCACGAACAAACGAGGAACGAATACCAGGATATTTGTTTTTGATTTTTCTTTCGATACGGCAATCTTCCAGCACATTCATAATACCCATTGGTATCTTTTCTTCGTGTGCTTTCATCATACCATCTAGGGGAGTGTAAAGTGCATGGCCAACTTCGTGACCTAGAAAAAGGTCATAGAGATAACCTGAGATGTTTTTATCGAGAATAGGAACGGTCAACACACGGTTCTTTACATCAAATGCGGCCGTGTTAGTATTACGCTGTTCGATAGTCAGATTTTCATTTGCCATTAGTTTGGCAAGTAACGATTTAGATTGAATTAGTTCCATAGATTCTCCGAGTTAATAATAGTATTATCTCATAAAAATCATCTACCGTCAAGCGGTAACTTTCATGCTGTTGTTTTTATACAACGCTCTGATCCGGTAAGGCTTTTAGGTAGAGTTTTCCTTCTCTATATTCCATTTCAATGGCCTGTCCTTCTTTCCAATGATTGTATTCTACAACTTCTTCAGGAAGAATTAAGATACCATCACCGGTACCATCATTAACATCAACAATTTTGGTAGAATAACTTTTATTGGTAAAATTCTTTGCGTTTTTGGTAGTCATTTAAGTCTTTTTCCATTCCTGATAAAACTGCCCACTTACGAGTTACGATATCCAAGCGTTTCCACGCAGGAATTTCATCATCATCTGCGATGGCATCAAGCCAAATGCTCTCTGGACTACTATTCATACTTTTTTCCTTCGTTTTTATCGAAAATTCTCTGCTCAATTGCAGTTGCAAGCTCTTCGGCAAGATTCGGATTGAACTTTACCAAGAAATGAGCAACATCATCAGCTGGTATATGACGCAAATTGTGCATAATTTCGTCAATTCCTCTATATATTTGCGCTTCTTCCCATTGTTGTAACATATTCACCTCACATTTTATAAAAAGTTTCATTAGGAACAATATTTTTGCCTTCTTTTTTTGCTTTGCCAATTGAATGAAGTAATTTTAACTCAATTTCTAGCTCTTTGGCAGACAAATTTTGCAAATATTCCTCATATTCGTCCCAATCTTCATCACTCCAACCTTTTGGATTCATTTTTCACTATCTCCGCATGCTGGAAATTTCTTTTGCTTCGGTATCTGTGAAAACCGGCACTGCATTTGATTTGTGCATTGTAGCAATGCCTTTCATTTTGTTGCCGGTATACGAATTTGGATTAGGTTTCGTCAAAGCGACAAAACCAGTGTCTAAGGACGCAAACTGGGGAGTTTCACGGCCTGCAGGAATCTTGTAAGATGGAAAACTGTTGGAAATCTTCGTGGATTTTGTTTTACTGAAATTGGTAGATAACGAATTAATGGAAGATAACCATTCTTCATGTTGAAGTTTTTTTGCTTTTGAAACTTTCCGTTTTTTGCATTTTGGAATATATCCGTAAATCATCATAACAATTCTCCAGTGTAGAAGAACCATTATACTACGGAAATAAAGAAAAGTCAATAGATGTGTTGTATTGAAACAACATTAATACCAATACCTTTATTTGAAACGGCAGCATACTTACTTATACTGAAAAAAACAAAAAGTAGTGGTATTTTTAAGAATTCTTACTATGTGAAATTTCGAATTCTTCTAAATTTTCATCTTGCCAATGTTTTAATTGTTTTTTTACTTCTGGATGTTCGCCTCTACGTCTTTTATTGTGTAATACTGTTTTGGCGTAATTGTAGTCATCGTTATAATCTTTATTTTTACGAAACTTACCTACAAATTTTGTCACTTCTATCTCCTATTTCATGGTTTCAAAATTGATGCCTTTTATTTTTGTTTCAGGCATATTAAACATATCATCTTCCGAAATATAAGTTATATTTGCGTCTGGATAACAAGCTTTTATTATTTTGAGTAATTGGCAGACCGTGCCATCTGAATCATTGAACGAAAATACTTCATCAACAGTTTTTAAACCTTTTATGATATTTCTACGAGTTTCATAATTCTGAACAAACCCACCATCACACCAAGCAAGATACCAATCAGAATGTATACCGACAACAAGCCAATCACCTTTTCTTCTACATTTCTGTAAAAAGCTCAATTCGTGATTTGAGAGTGGATCGAATTTTCCTGATACAACTATTATTCTATCTTTTGGATACATTACGGTAAAAGTTTTGGAAAAGCCTCTTTAATAAATTTGTAGGTTAAACCTTTAACACCTAAATCTTTACTTAGTATACCAATAACAACTTCAGCTTCACGGGGTTCAAGTGATTCAATTAATTGAAGTAATAATTGTTTTCTCTTTTGATCCGACAACTTTTCAGCGGAAGGGTCACCTTTTCTAAACAAATACAACTTACGAATTTCTGTGGATAATTGGCACCTAGAAATTCCAGGTAAAGTGTCTGGAATCTTATATTCTACCGGCATTTCGGTTATCAACCATTGATAGTCTGGATGATAAGTTAATTCAAATACCTGTACCAGTGTTTTAGACAGATTCTTTTCAATTACTGCCATTTTGTCTTTTTTAGATGAAGCCATTTCAAATTCATCAAATACTTCATATAAGTTTTTCATCAGAATTCCTCTATCACTTCCATTAAGTTTTTAAGTTTATGTTCAATAAAATAATTGAGTAATTTACCCTTAGCAGGTTTTGTCTCCTCATAGGTATTTATAATTTTCTCTTTGATGTCTTGTGGAATAAAGGTCAAATCAATTAATGTCTGGTTTCTACCAAAATTAACGGTTTCATCATATGAGAAGTTTTTGACATCTTCATTTAGATACTTATCTAATGTTTTTTGTGTAATTGGTTTTTGGCGTAAGTCACGGACAAAGCAATCAGATGGTGAAAACATATTTGGAATGCCATCACCTTTATCACCACGGATAATCTTTTCTTTAAGTTCTAATTTGGGATTTTCAGACTTTACAAATTTCTTTTGTGATGGATTGTACTGTTTTACATTGTTACCATAGGCTTGTAATTGAAGAAAATCACCATCACTCGATAATATCAAAATCTTTTCGTGAGCCGAGTAAATTGGTACTAGTGTGCCAATAATGTCATCGGCTTCAGCACCTTCTACATCAATCACTTTGTATGGAAAGTTTTCTTTGAGTTCTTGCTTTAATTTAGCAAGAATATCGAAAATCAAATGCCAATCTAAATCTGATTTCTCACGATTCTTTTTACGAGAGGCTTTGTAGAACGGGAAATATTCTTTGCGCCAATACTTACGATTATCACAACAGAGAACAAATTCACCATACTCACTTCTAAAGTTTTTTAGGTGATTACGAATGATGTTTAACACCATGTGACGAATTAGGTTTTCATCTAATTTGCCTTTGTGGTTGGCAATCTGAGCCATTAGGCCAGCCAACAATACTTGATTTAAATCAACGAGAATCATAACAAACTTTCACAGTTTCAAAATTATATTATATCACTTTTTTTTCATTAAGGCAAGAAGTTTGTTAACCAACTTATCTGATGTGGTAGTCTTTCTGGCAATTATACCATAGAATCCTCCAGGTATTAATCCGGAAGCATATTCTAATGGACAGGCAAGAATGGCTTCGAAATCATCAACATCATCATATTCGTTAGGATTTTCTTTGCTATCACGGAATAACATAATGTGGTACAAATCACCAAGAGTGTTGCCACCTATTTTTTCTCCGGGATTTGAATATTGAGAACTCATGATATCAATTTGACCTTCTTCATCTCCAGCTAAAAATGTGAAGAAGTCAAGATTTCGTTCTTTTAGGGGTTGTAGGTAATCTAGCATCTTTTTCCTTAATGTGAGCTTTTCTAACTCGTACCATTATCCATGTGTTATAATATTCATCACCTTCTAACACACTTCTGGTAAATTGTTCTTTTGCTTCCAAATAAGAACAGATTCCTTTAGAGTGGCAGAGATGTAAAATTTCACGGACAAATTTCTCATGTCCTAATTGTAACACATCTTGCTTCAAGATGTCACTACTTCCATAGTAAGTTTGCCAATCTGAATTGGCTTTATACCGTTTCTTTTTACCTTTGACTTGTTTGGTTTTGGCAGAATAAAAGAATTTCTTGCCTATGTATTTCTTCCCATTCGTTAGATTGGTTATCTGATATACGAACCCGTAATTATCACCAATCAAGTCTTCCGTAAAATCTTTACCATCATATTGCCAGTTTAGTCCCATTCCTTAGTATCCAAATCATCGTCATCATCCTCTATATAGTCCTCGGATAATTCTTCGATTTGTTCACCACAGAACGGGCAATGTTCTGGTAAATCTTGTGATACCATTTCTTCCATATATGATACACTATAAGTTGATTCACAACTCAGGCATTCACCTGATAATGATTTGTTTGTCATTTAAATTCCTTAATGAGCCCAAACTTCACCCCAATTTCCTGACAAAGCTCCTTTTGCATAATCAGTTGCTCTATTCTCAAAGAAATTAGTATGTGTTGGTGCGTTAATCATTTCTTCTACCCATGGTAGAGGATTCTTTTTCACTTTAAACACACCTTTAAGACCCAAAGAAATTAGGCGGCGGTCTGCAATATAACGAATATACTTCTTAACATCTTCTGAAGATAGTCCTTCCATTTGATTTACGCCAAATGCTAGGTCAATAAACTTATCTTCTAATTGTACCATTCTTTCAGCAATGGTATAAATTTTTCCTTTTAGTTCATCGTTCCAAATTTCACGATTTTCTTCTATGTATGTTCTGAATAGTTTAATCATGGATTCTGCATGTTGGGTTTCATCAACAATCGACCATGTGATAATCTGTCCCATACCTTTCATTTTACCATGACGAGCAAAATTCAATAACATGATAAATGAACTGAATAATTGCATACCTTCGGTGAAGGCCGAGAACACGGCAATATGTGTTGCGGTATTTTCTCTTGTGGTATTCTTACTAGAGATGTCCATGATATAGTCATGTTTCTC